CTATGGATCATTACAGATGACAGAGGATAGCGATATACAAACAGTAAGACGTTTTGAGATTGAAGTTGTAAAGGAGCTGGCTACATGATTGGTATAATAATAGGTATGCTCATAGGAACGGTTGTGGCAAGCATAGGACAATATTTTTTATTTCGTTGGATGTTTAAAAAGGGATGGTTATGACTGAATGGGAAAAAAAATTAATAGATAAGGCAAGACAAGTAGTTGAATCTGGTTGGGGTAGGATAGAGATGTGCGTAACAAATAAAGGAAAAAGAAAATCTTATGCGCAAACATTTACAGATGTAGATGATGAAAAACACTTGCAATCATTTAAGAAAGGTGTATAATTATATTATATGAGTACAAAATCAAATAGAAAATCGTTAATACTGGAGGGGAAAATATGAGCTTTTAGTTTGACAATTTAATTGACTGAATTTAAGAAAATAGGTCAGGTGTTTCGAGAAATCGGAGTGTCTGACCTTTTTCTATTGTATAAAACAGGAGGAAACAAAAATGGGTAAAGAAGATAAAAGACTAATAAAGGATTATCTTGGAACAGTAGAAGATAAGCTCCCTGATGAGGGGACATTTGTTGTTGCTGTTAGCACGGAAACGCCTGATAGGGATAACGAAGTATTAAGAGCGAGTGGGTTTGAACTTAGTAATTATAGAAAGAATCCGGTTGTATTATGGGCGCATGATTATAGTTCGCCTCCAATAGGTAAGGCTTTATGGGTAAAGACAGTTGGTGACAAACTAAAAGCAAAGGTTAAATTTGCAAGCACACAATTCGCACAAGAGATAAAGCAATTATATGAAGAGGGGTTTTTAAGTGCTTGGAGTGTGGGGTTTATACCAAAGAAATGGGTAGATGGTGAGGAAGGTAGCGAGATTAGTAGAGAATATACAAAGCAGGAGATGTTAGAGTTCTCCGCAGTGCCAGTGCCAGCGAATCCTGACGCTTTGCTTGAGGCAGTTAAAATGGTTAAGGATGTGAAATTAAAAAAGATGTTGAAGAAGCAGATTAAGGAACAAGGCAAGGAAAAGAAAGAAGATATAGGAATATCAGTAGAAGGGGAATCAGGGAAACATAGTGAGCATGAAATAAAAATAATTAAAAACGAGAAGCAAGGAATTGATATAACTTATTGTGAGACTTGCAAAAAGATAATAGGTTATATATTTAATGTAGATAATGATTGGGAAAAAGAAAAAGCGGAAGAGTGGATAAAAGAACATAGTAAGAATGTTGCTGAAATTATAGCTAATGATGTTAGAGAAACAATGGATAATATGACTAATGATGACTGGAAATCGCTAGAAGAAAACATTGATAAGTATTTAGAGACGGGAGAAATTAAAACGACATATAAATGTAGTTGCATAGATTGTGGATGGGAAACAGAATCAGATAAGCATTGCAAAGATATTAAATGTGAGAAGTGTGGCGGGACTATGCGCAGAAGTTCCAGACCGGGCCCTGGCGAAGAAAGTGGAGATGGAGATAAGGGTAAAAAAGAATCCGAAAACCTAGTCAAGATTAGCGATTCACTATTGGAATTTGAAGAGGGCAAGATAGATAGAAAGGAAATATTGGCGAGAATAGAGAAAGCTATGACGGATGTAATGGAAAAAGTAGGAGCGGTTTTAAGCAAGAATAACAAAGCGAAACTGGTTATAGCAAAAGAGAATATCCAAAGCATATTGGATGTAGCAGAGATAAACACAAGCGATGATGACAAGGCAATAAGCCTAGATGATATTCTTGAAGCTGTTAAGGCCATAGGTGAAAAGAAGAAAGAAGTAAAAAAAGAAGAAGTTAATCCTCCTAAAAAAGAGGTTAAAAGCGAGAAAGAGGTTTCAGACGCAGAAGTCAAAGACATTAAGGCTATTATTCACGAACAAGCTGGAGAATGTCTCGACAAATGGGTCGGAGAAATCAGAACAAGCATATTAGGTAAAGTATAAAAAGGAGATAATCATGGAAGAGAAAGAATTGAAAGAATTAGTTAGTACGGAGATTGCGACTGTAATAACTGATAAGCTTAGTCCGTTGATGGCGGATATTACTGCGAGATTGGGTAAGTTGGATGAGAACAAACTCAATAAGCTGGGCAATGATAAGGATCTTGCTCATGTAGAAAGAACTGTTAAATTTTTCCAAGCAATCGTAAATGGAGATATGGCAGAGGCAAAGGATTTGAGTGAAGGTGGAACTGCTGCAAATCTTGTTCCAACGGAGTTTCAGGCAGAAGTCATAAGGGTTATTCCGACTTATGGAGTAGCAAGAAAGAGTTGCCGTAGGATTCCAATGACTGCAAAGTCTAAGACTATCCCATCTCTGACAGCAGGGGTTACTACCCACTGGACAGACGAGAAGGGTGTAAAACACCAAAGCACACCTAGTTTTGGATTAGTTACATTAACAGCAAAGAAACTTGCTGGTATATGCCCAACAACTGAAGAGCTTTTAGAGGATTCAGCTATTGATGTATATAACTTGCTTGTTGAGTTGTTTGCAGAGGCATTTGCAAAGGAAGAAGATACTCAGTTGTTTACTGGTACTGGTTCTCCAATAACGGGCATATTTAGTGCTGGTTGTAATTCTGTTGAGTTGAGTGGTGACCACATAACAGATATCACAGCAGATGATTTGCTGGATATGACTAGCGCAGTGGATGACTTCTCGGAGAAAGGCGGTAAGTTCTATTTAAATAGAACAGTTTTGAATATAATTCGGAAACTGAAGGATAATGAAGGTCAGTATATTTTTCAGGCTCCAGCGGCAGGCGCACCGGGTACAATATGGGGATATCCATATGAGAAGATACAGGTACTACCCGGAATTAAAGAAGATGCCGTAAGCACTAAGTTTGTGGTATTTGGTGATTTGAAATACGTTTTACTTGGTGATAGAAGAGGTATGACTGTGGACATATTCAAGCAAGGTATGATTGGAACTACTAACTTGATTACGCAGGACATGCAGGCAATCAGAATAGTTGAAAGACTAGACATGCAGGTTTCTGTACCGGGTGCATTTGCATACGGTATTACAGCTGCATCATAAGGGCTAATTGGTGAGAGGGTGGGAAACCACCCTTTTCCCACTAAGGAGCAAAGAATGATCAAATCATTAATATCAATCATAGTTCCAACTTATCAATGCGGAGATTATCTGCGACCATTAATAGAAAGCACAAGGTTGCAAAAGGTAGACTGGGAAATGATTGTTGTTGATGTAGGTAGTAAGGATAATACGCAGGAGGTTATGCAGGGATTCAAAAAGGATAGACGGATTAAGTATATAAGGACAGACCGCAGGTACAATGCAAATATCGCAAGGAATATAGGACTACAAGCGGCAAGAGGTAAGTATATTTTTATCGCAGACGCAGATAGTCTATTAGGCGAGGGTTGTTTATTGAAATTAAAGAACAAAATAAACAAAGGGTTTGACTTTGCTTATTGTGATTTTAGTGTAATTGAAAAGCTGGGTAAACATATTAAGACAGGTGTTCATATTTGCGGTAGCTTTGATCCACACAGATTATGTAAGCATAATTATATTAGCATAATGAGTATGTGGCGCAGGGATAAACTGGTGTCAATGGATAACACAGTAGAGAAGTTGCAGGATTGGGACATGTATTTAGAAGCCATAGAGCAGGATTTAAAAGCAGGTTATATTGAAGAGAAGCTATTTGTAGTCTATTTAAGAAAAGATGGTATGAATAAGCAGTCTGATGGTAGCTGGGCTGAAATTATAAGAGAAAAAAGAGGGATAAAAAATGTATAATGATTGGGGTTCGGATAGAGAAGAAAGAAAGGAAAACAAAAGACAGAAAGATAAGATGATGAGAAAGAACAAAAAAGATAGTAGCAGAATAGAGACTAAGAGAAAATATAATAAAAGGAAAAAGAGATGAGCTTAGTTACCGCAGAAGAAGTCAAAGAGGTACTTGGTAGCCCAGAGATAGACAATCCCACAATAGACAGAATGATTGCTAGAAAGCAAGCATTAATGGAAAATTATATTGGCAGAGCAATAGCAGAGACTGAATACACTGAATATTATAATATGGAAGCTGGATTGGATAGCCTTAATTTAAAGAACTATCCTGTAACAACGTTTA